GAGATATTCAGTTGATGTAGAAATATATTCCCGCGTTTCACCATCATAATTATAAACGGTAATATCTCCCGCTTTTATGGCAATGAGTTCGCTATTTAATACAGCTTTATTCATCATGCGGCCCTCACAATATAATTAAAAGCGATGTTACGAGGACGAGTTTCTGTACCTACATTTTCACTAATTTCACCATAACGTTTAACACTACGAGAGCTAATAGCTCGTAGTGAGGAAGGCACCTTAAGACCGGGTTCGTCCGTTTTAACTATTCCCCCGTCACCGTATGTAGCCAGTATTCCTGGGTTTACTCCTTCCCGTGCACTTCCTGCGGCGAGTCCGTCCCCTGTCCATAATTCCATATAGTGTGCATGGTCCAAAATTGTGTGTGGCTGCCAATTAAGCAAAGCGCGACCAGTATCAATCCCGCGACCGTCATCCCAGCCACGAATAAATTCACCGCGTAAATCAGGCAATTTATTGGTCGGGTAAGCCTTTGCCAGTTCCGGGTATTCTTCAGCAGAAAAAGCCGCACCGTTGCATTTCAGCCAGCCTGTTGGCGGAGTGGCGGAAGGCCACGGAACAGGCACACCAACGGGTAATGCAGAACCTTCTCCCAAACCAAGGTTTTCGAGAGCCGTTTTCACCGTGCCATCCGATTTGATATCACCAAACGGATTCTTGCGGCTCAGGTATTCAACAGCAAACCCCGATCCCAGCAATTCAACAAAACCGGGCAGATCACCATTATCAAGCACATCCCGTTGCGTTTTATCACTTACAAACTGGGCCAGAGCTGCAGCAATAAAGCTGGCCTGCCGAATAACCTTATTGACTTGCGCACTGGATGCTTTCCCTGCTGTAAATCCGGATATAAGCGCAGGCAACGCTTCCCATTCCTCCTGCGACATAACATTGGCATTTCGATCAGTTGCAAACGCTTTAAAGTCATTTTTCGCCATCAGAGTAATACTCCCCATGCCCCTACATCAAAACCACTGATGAATTCGTTATCCATATCAAAACCAAAAAATTTAGAGCCTTCCGATGGAGTTTCCACCGAAGGTGTTTCAATACCCCCCGCCCATACCCCGGCGGCTTTTACTGTTAGATACCCCTGTTTAATTGCCGCAATTAACTCACGCGATACATCTGAAATATCAGTATCAGGAAAGACCCAGACCGATATCGTCATGTCCTGGTTATCGACTATCTGCATTCGCAGCCCGGATCCTGCTGTTGCAGTGTCAAGAATTGCTGGAAGCGAATCATTCCGTCCGTCCCAGTTATTAATCGCAATCTTCGCTTTAAGGATGACACGATAAGTTTCATCGCTGAGGTACATGTATCCGGAATCAGGATCGTATGGCCCCTGCCATACACCCTGATCATATCCAAGCCCGTCGGTATCCCAGCTGAAATAGACACCTGAGATAGGCTGGCTGACAACACGGCTACGTCCGATCCACAATCCCAGAATGTCAAGTTGCACACCAACCGCAGAGTCAATATCAAATGCAGTAATCAGCCCTCTGGTGGCCGCCGCAACATCAATAAGCGGCCGGGTCATCAGATCAACATGTGCAAGAAATTTAGGTTTGGTGGCGTGGTAGTTCGTGATTAGTTCGGTATATTTGCTCATGACTCCACCGTTATAACGATATTTTCCGGTGTACAGGACGCAGATTCGTTGTATCTGATATCAATGTTTGATGACGACAAAGCCCCCGGGGATTTCCCAATCGTCAGTTCCTGAATATCGTAATAGCGTGCATTCCCGCCACTCACCACGCCAAGATTCGCCGGTGAGTAAATGCGACTTAAAAGGACCGAATCACCAATCATCAGACTATTGATATAGTCGGAAATAGCCTGCTGGATCTGCTGCCCTATCTGTGAGGTATAACCCGTAAAAACTTTTAATTTAATCCGGGCATAAACAGGCACATCACTAGAGCGCGAGAATTTGATTACATGGGGATTGCCGTATTTATCCGGAACCGTAACGGATGTTGTACCGTGAGTGGATGTCCCCTGGCCTTTATTCCCTCTGATAGCCTGAGCAATATCCGTCACATCACCGCCATCCACAATTACAGCAACAGAGTGTGGCGGTAACCCGTTACCGTCCTCCGAACCAGTATCGTTTTCATAGAGTTTGTGGCGGGTTACACCGGCAACATTAGAAACAGCACCATCCAGTGCTTCAAATGGGGTTATTGATGGCAACGCAACACTTTGCGACTGACGGATACGTAACTCCGCATCAGTTTCTGCCGGAGTGCCCACAGTGGCTGCAGCAGGATTGGTTACCGAAACCCAGCCACGGGTTGGTGTATTAATTTCAGTGATAGTTCCAGCCAGCGCCGCCACTGCACCACTGACGGAACATATTGCGGTCACCATCACTGTACCATCCACGCCGACCACCACTGAAGCAGGCAAACGCCATATCACATTATTACTGTCTTTCACGCTGCCATTAATGATGGTTGTTCCGGCAGTTCCTGTAAGAAGCAAATCAACCGTAGAGTTCGTCGCGCCTTTACGTGAAATACCATTTATTTTCACGTTACTGGTCAGTGCAACCCCATAGCCGGTTGCCGGTGAAAAACAGTTGTAAACAGTTATCGCCATATTATTGGCATCATGAATCGCCAGCGCCATCAGAGCCACCATCTGGCCGTCTTTGCTGTCCGGTTCGAGGTAGGCATCACTGCCATAAATCTGCTGAAAATAGCTAATCAGGGTGCTGAGTATCGTCTGATAATCAGGCGCACCGATCCCCTCCGCGGTTACCTTTGCAGATAAACCGAGAGAATCAAGGTTCAGAGCCATTACGCCTCCGATGTAACAGTCGTTATTCCATAAAGAGTGTCGATTTCAGCGGAAAACATGACACGTCGGGTCGTGGTATCCACCGTCGTATTGAAAGAGAGGATTGATTTAACGCCCCGCGTTTCGAGGATGCGCTTACGGATCGCCAGGTTGTAGGTTTCCGGCTTCTGCTTACCGAGTACGGACTGGATCCACGGAGTCCCCTCGGTGGTGTCGAGAAACCATTGGCCATACCACAATTCGAATCGCGTTTTTACCGCCTGCGCCACGGCCTCCGGTGAGTTAATCAGCCAGGTGTCATCACCGCTGCCAAAGGTGTAATCGCCATCGGCGTCTTCACGTCTGTATCGCATCAGTTTACTCCGTCGGTATTGCTTCCACCGCGCTGAACACCACCATGAGTGTGCGTATCATCGATTGGCTTGCCGTTAGCCTTCACGCTACCCAAAAACTCAACAGCACCAGTGATTTTTGAAGCCACACCAGAAACCACAGACCCCACCATGCCACCCATCCAGGTTAACAGGCCATGAATGGTTACTTTCTCAGAAAAATCAGCCAGAGGGGCAACCACATCAAGACCACCCGGAGCGACAATTTTAATTTTCCTGGTATCAGGATTAAGCTCAAAATAGGTGCTGCCGTCGTCACTACGCAACTGTGTGGCACTGGTATTAATACCGCTAATCTTCCTCGCCTGCGACTGGGGACCGACAATACAAAACGCATCCGATAAATCATGCATTCTGTCATCAACAGGCTCCTGTATCCCGCCGTTCTGCCACCAGAAATCAATACAACGATCGGCAAAAACGACAAGACACTCATCCCCGGCTTTTACCGGAAAAGTCAACGTACAGCCTCCGCCGCGCGGGAATACCACTGGCACATCCACCAGCAATGGGTAATTTTTGGTAATGCGGTTACCGTAGTTATCCTTTTCAACCGAACGGATAGCTGGCTGCACAACCGCCGTCACCGCGTCAGGATCGAATGACTGAATAATGCCAGGCAAGGCGACGCGGATCTGGTTCTTTGTTGTTTCCCGCTCGGACTTGAATGTTTCGGCAAGGTCACCGCTACGAGTCTGGTCTGATATGGCCATTTGATAAACTCCTGAAAACAAAAAACCCGCCAAGTGGCGGGTCTACAGGAACAACTCTAAGTTTATTTTTTCTGTTTAAAATTGTCCAACTCAGGTTCTTTAACGCTTTCTGTCATGTAATCCAATCCATCAAAAGGTACTTCAAGCATTATACTGCTTTCATAATCAGCCATGGATTGCTCTGCTTGCGTTGGCTTACTTTGCTGTGAGTTGTCATTATTTGATGTTGTCATCAACTATGCCTTATTTATCAAAAGAAAAGTAACCGATAATATGAAAAAACCGAAAGATAACGCAATTCCTTCAAAAAGATAACGAGCATAAACTGCCTTTTCTTTATGAAGACTTTCGATCAATTCAACAGCTTTACCATACTGAAACATATGGTATCTAAGCGTTTTAATTTTATCACCGTAAAGTAAAAAATCATGCTCTTCTTTTCGCTTATGAATAGGCATTTTTGGTATATCTTTCAGTCCCCAAGTACGCCATAGGAAAAAAAAGCACATAACAATACAAACAAAGCACAGATATGCACAAAGTATAGATAATGTTAAAAACCAATTACTCTTTAGCCCACTTTTGAAATCAACAGTCCCAAATACAGCCAGTAGAGCAGAGGTTTCTACAGCTAAAATAGCAAGAAGGTAGTTAACTTTGTCCTCAAGACGACGATATGTTGATTTTGCTTCCTCATATCTATCTTTATAATATGACGAAATAAAATCAGCGCCTATAGTCTCAATTGCCTTTTGTTCTTCTGTTGTATCTATTGGCGAACGCTTGCTCATTTCTTAATCAACCAACAACTTTCTTACACGGGAAAGAGCCAATAATTTTCGGAGCATCCATGCTGTTCTGCAACAACTGGACGTTCAGGAAACGCGTTTTAGTGCCCGGTCGATGGATATACTCGAACCCATAATTGTTGCCATCTTTGGCAGGCATCAGCTCCATTTTGATCTGCATGCCTGTACCGTCTTTACCCAACATTTTTACTTTTTGGGATGTTACTGTTTCGCCATTGATTTTAAATAATGAGTCAGGGATCGCATCCATACGAAAGTTGCCGCATTGCATCGTTATGGTGTTTGCACTTACACCAACAGACACTAACGCCAGCAATGAAAATATCCATCGTTTCATTTCTATAATCCTCTCTGCAAAGCAGTGCTGGATGGCATATCCTGCGCACCGCGCGCTTCGCACATCATATCCATGTACCACGCCTGGCCCCTTGTGTCGCCAGTGTACATAATCCCGCGCACAATATAAACGCCATCCGTTGCGATGCTGGCAGGCTGCGATGTGGTGCCGCTTAGCGTGATATTTCCATCCGTGTTCTGGTCGGTGATCTGACCACCAGCCATCGCAATATCGTTGTTCGACAACGCGGTACGATACACGGAAGCCTGATCCAGCTGAATAAGTCCGTTAACCCGGATGTTCGGATTAATAAGCGCGCGGACGTTTACGCCGTTACCGATAGTCTGCTGCGGCATGCCAATAAGCCCGGTAGCGCTGTTGAGCACAATCGCTTCATGAACATATTCGTTATTCGCCACCATCTGGCGCTGACCATCCACGAATTGCCATGTTGCGCCACATTGCCCGGCTACGTTATCCATTAGATGCCGCGTCATGCCAAAGAGTACCCGCCCCCGGGGGAATACAGTAGCAGGCATTTCAGGCGTCAGGCCTTCGGTCGCGCCTTTGGCTTCGAAGTCTTTCATCAGCGCACGGTTTACATCAGCGACCGTGTAACCGGCAGCCAGCGTCTGTGAGGTTATACTGGTGGCAAAAGCCAGATCAGTATCTGCTGCCTGAATCAGGACGTAGGAATCAACCGGACTGTCTTTTCCTGTAACCGAGTAGCGAATTTCACCGCTGAAAATCAGTCCGTAGTTGCGACCATCACTCTGGCCCACGTCCGCCGCGTCAACTTCCCGCACTGTCCCGACGTCGCTTGCCGACACTTCCGGCGCGATACCGTCGTAACCCGCAATCAGACGCACTTTCGAAAACTCCTGCCCGGTAATTCGGTTCACAGTATCTGCCGAGAGGTTATAAATTTTGATAGTCCCTACCCGGGACGCGCTGCTGATGTTGAACCAGTCGATCGTAAAGGTGACTTTGAAATCACTTAGCTCAATTCCCTGACCGTTCCCGTCCACAAGCTGCAGCTCGAAATGTCTCATCCAGTTCTGTGACATGCTTACTCCGTTGATACCAGTAAATGGCTGCGACCGCCCAGGTCAGTTTTTGTGGGGTAATCCTGTGTGTTGTCATCACAGACCACCACCAGCTTAAAACCAAGCCCCATACAGGCGTACTGCGCCAGCAGGTCAGCACCAGTGACAAGAGGAATACCGGAGATTACCGGCTCCCCTCTGTCGTTCTGCAGGTCCATAATCCAGTACAGATCGCGCCATATGATGCTAATCCGCCAAGTGACACCACCCAGGACGATGCTGAACTGCTGGTTGTCCGCTGTCAGCGGAATTTCCTGAATTGTCATTAGCCGCCCCCCAGTAATGACGCCACGTTACCCGTGATGCTTTTCAGCAGTGAAGTATCTGGAGGCTTTGTGGTTTTGTTGCCGCTGTTCTGTACCGCCGACGTGCTGGCCCCTTCCTTCATGTTGGTTTTATCCGCGACGGTAATCTGCTGTGTCCGGGAGATAATGACCTCCCTCAGGGTGAGGACGGCGGACAGGACGTTTTCGGTTGTCTTGTCCGTCGTCACTTCCAGCGCCCGGATCAACATGTTGCTGTACAGCCGTTTACCGGTTACCACATCGAAGGGGATACGGCTTTCCTGCAGACCCAGTAGCTCCTGATACGTCTGCTGAGGACTCAGGCCGAGCAGGCTGGTAGCCGTCAGGTTACTGGCAAAATCCAGCAATGCGCCGCCACCGGCGAAACCAACCTCCATCACCACTTCTGACGGTTTTTTATAGGCATGATCAGCGACAGCGGCCCCGACCTCTACCGGATGCTCTGTTATTTCAAGCATATCTGTATGCTTCTCTGAAATAACAACACTGGGAACAATCATTCCTATTTTTCTGCTCTGCTGATGAAAAAGTGTAGAGAGAATATCCACTAACCCACCCTCACCTGATTACTTCGCATGACCTGAGCATTTGCAGACTGTTGCCGACGTGCAACCTCATTACCGACAGCGTGCGGATCTCCGCCACCGTAAATGTGGTAGGTATTTTGCTGGTTAACCTCTGTCACTTTGCCACTAATTCCCGCCACGGCAGCCTTATTAATCAGCTCTCGAGAATAGATATTTCTTCCATTCTCATGCTGGATAATGCTGCTCATCAATGCTGACATGGTTTGCGGATCGCTCATATTCAGGGCAGCCCGGGGATCCACTCCCAGTCGTTGCGATACAGCCCTGATATACGCGGTTGTGTTGTTATTATCAGACGCAGGTGCCCAGGTAGAGATAATTTTCTCCACACTGTTTATTCCCCGTCCGGCGTACAGCATTAACTGACGAGCAAGAGCCCGTAATCCATCAAAAGCAGTTTCAAATCTGGCAAATCGCCCGCCCGGTCGTTCAAGAGAAGCCCCCGCCTGACCAGCAAAATTAAGGTTTCCCGGATTGTTATTCCGTTCTCCTCGCTTCGTAGCCTGTGCATGTTGTTCCGGCTCAGCACCTGGAATATCTGACTGAATATTTGCGCCTTTTACGGTATGAGGATTACGACCAAAATCGGTATCAATGCCAAGCCAGCGCAATGAATCTCCAATATTTTGTTTCGTGTAATCCCAGGATGACTTCGCACTGGCACCAATATTTTCGCGATCGGAGTACAAATAAGCAGCATAAGCCATCCAGCCTTTTAACCATGGCGGTACCGGCAAACCAGATATTTTCCCGAAAGCCCCCAGAACCCTGGATACCCAGACACCCGCGATGAATGTACCAAGGATTTCCAGTGCATTTTGCCAGCCGCCAACACCATCTTTTAGTTCCAGAAGGTGATCACGAAGCCAGGTGATCGCATCCTTCGCTTTATCTATTGCCGGTTGCCATTTTTCCCAGTCGATAAGACTGTTACCGCCTTCTTTCCATGTTTTGTAGTCTTCCCACAAGAGACCGAGAGCCACGATCAGACCGGTAATCAGCCCTATAGGTGACATCCAGAAAGTAGAGTTAAGTATCCGCATGGCGACAACCAGACCGCCGATAACCTCTATCAGGGTTTTCGTTTCGGCATCAAGTTTCCCCCACCACTCGATGATATCTCCGACACCATCGACTATCCGAAATGCTACCCGCCCGACTATCTCACCCAGCCAGAGGATCCCCTTTATGACCTTTGTGATGGTGACTTCAATTTTGGGAAAATTTTCAATTATCTTTTTGCGCAGGTTATCAATCTGCCCCGCCAGTCCGTCCGCAAGATTCGATCCGATTTTGTCCCGCGCCATCCCGGCCATTTCACCGAGCGATTTCAGCGAGGTCATAAACCGGTTTGACGATAAGGCAGCCTGATCGGCATTAAATCCGATCGCTTTCACCATTTCTGAATACTGAGCGCTGAACTGCCCCACTCCGCGACGCATAGCCATCAGGGTATTTTCGTCAATGCCCAGCATCTGCGCATACTGGTTAGCCCGGTAATACGGCATGCTGCTGAGTTTCTGTCCAACGCCCGTAAAGATAGCAGCCATGTCACGCATGTTACCGCTGGCATCACGGAGCTGTACGCCCAGGCGATTCAGAAAGCCTTCTGCTCCGGGATTGTTACGAATAAACCGGGAGAGGCTTTCCAGAGAAGAGCGCGCAGCGTCCACACTGCCGCCAACCTGCGAAACCGCATAGCCAATAGACTGAATTCCCTGGACTGTCGCGCCGGTGCGCTGTGACGCCCAGTAAAGATTATCCAGGCCGGAGGCGATCTTAGCCGTGAAGGCCACCACGGACAGCGCAGCTCCTTCAACGGCCAGTCCCATTTTGATGACATTTGCAGTTGTACCGGCGAGGACAGAACCGAACTTTTTCGCTCCTGCATCATCCACACTGAAGCCAAGCGAGACGAGGAAATCTTTAATAGTTTCAGCGTTCATTATCCTCTCTCCATTTCTCAATGCGCCGCTGGTTATCCGCTTTTACCGCCAGATGGTCATTCAAGAGAGCAATATCGTACAAATCGACAGAGCCATCTTTAAGTGCTGTATAGGGAATTAACCCGGCGTCAACCGGATTGAGAAGGTAGGACAGCCCGTCCGGCAGGCTGTTAAACGTCAGCCCTGTTGCAGGCTCTGCGTCGTACTGGTAAGGGGTGTAGGCAAAAAATTTCCCAGCGAATCGGCGACCACCCGCGCCACCAGATGAAGCATGACCAGCAGGTCAATATCATCAAACATCAGTTCGCCCCGGGTAAATACCGGCACCCATCCGTCCATATGACGCCGCGATACCACCGCAAGACAGGGGTGAATAATCGCATCGGTGTCATCTTCGGTCAGGGAAGACAGTTCCTCAGCGATACGCGGGAGCATGGTTTCAAACACCGGTTTTAACTGCTCGAATTTCACTGTGTCGATTTTGCCATCAGCAGGCAAACGGGAGCGAATGCTCCCGAAATCTGACATCATTCCCGCCAGTACCGGCAGAAGTTTGCGGGTCACTTTCAGCTGGTCAAAAACGCTGAGTTTTGCCACGCGATATTTCACGCCTTTGATTTCGAATTCCATGTATTAAAACTCCCCGAGAACCTGGTCAATCTTGCCGCAGTCAAACACCCACGGCATCGTATTACCGGTTTTAGCGTTGGCGTTATCCGGTTGTTTCTGGAACGCAACACTGCGTGCCGTGATGATGTCGCCGCTGACCTTGTTGCGGATCACGATAACGTTATTCCCCCATGTGGCAGAAGACTGGCTCTGTGCGTTATACGCCAGCGACAATTTTTTATTTGTCGGTGATGTCTTCAGAAGGTTAACGGTAATCGTCCCGCTTTTATCTGCATGGAGGCTGTGCATCACTTCGCCATCAGCACCGATGGTCATGGTGTTTTTAGGACCGCCCATCGCAACCACAATCCCCTCCTCAGAACTTGCCGAACCGTACCCGAGGTCAATCGAACCGGTCGGCCCGGTCAGCGTCGCAGTGACATCCATAAAAGAATAGGTAGACATTCACTTCCCCTTAGCGAACAACGTTAATCTGTACGTCAGCGTAATGAACCGCGCCTGCAAGTTTTATTGCAGCCTGAATCACCGGAGCCTTACGGGCTTCACGTTCTGATTGTGCCTGTTCATCCAGCGGCTGGGCGTATACGTAATAACCTTTGGGCAGCGTGTCACCTGATGACAACTGGCCAAGGTCGCCCCCGTTCCATACGCCCGGAGCAATCAGTCCATTCTGAACGGCCTGATCCAGTGATTTTTCAACATTTGATAACAGTCGGGTAATACCGGCTTCAGTCTGGGGAACTTTCGTGGTGCTGGTATAAAGCAGGTTATAGAGGCTGGTCTGCACATAATTCTGTAACCAGTCCAGGCCGTGGCGTTCATCAAAGAAATCGCCGTTAGCCATCACTCCCTGCTGGAGGATAGCCGTATCATTCTGGTAGTACACGAACACATTGCAGTTTTTTGCATCAAGTGCCGATGCCTGGCTGACTGTCAGTGTTTCATACCCGACACCCGGCTCCTGCTTAAACTTGAGCGTAATCGCGGTATTACTGCCATTGAAATTAACCGTGAATGCCCGGCCAAATGCAGATAACGCAGCGTATTTATTACCCGATGAATACTGAATAAAACTGCGTGAATATCCGGCGGTTTTCAGTTTTGATGCCAAATCATCGCTGGATGCAGTCTGCAGGCATTTCTCATCGCTTGTCGTAATCGCCAGAATACGGCTTACAGAAGAGGATTCGATCGCCGCAGCCACTTTCAGCCAGTCTGCATCCGGAATATCTTCATCGTCTGCAATCCCCAGCCCATACCATGAAGTATAATCGAGCATGGCATTCACAGCCTGCTCCAGCGTCTCAGGCGTGGCCTGTTCGCTGTCTCCCTTCGTTTTCACCCAACGACCAACAAAAACCTCCTGAGGTTTCGGTGATTGTGAGAAAAACACCTGCGCAGCCTTATATTCTGGTGATTCCACGCCAAAATCTTTTCCAATATCTTCCGCGGCAGAATAACGGCGAATGCGCTCACTTACCGGAATGATTGTGGATGGGCCGAGAATGAGTAATGCACCAAAATTTCGCCCTGATGCTGCACGCGGCGACATGATCACATCAACATTAACAACGTTTGATACAGGCAAGCCCTGTGCCATAGCTTAATCTCCGAAAAAGATGACTGGTGCTTCCACCAGCGATTTAATACCGTACTCGCGCACAACCTTCCGGCGCAGGCGCACCGTCATATCGTAGCGGCGGACCCATTGCTGATTAATAAGTTCAGGGAAGGGAGTCAGACCTGTGTAATCGCCAAGAGACAGCCCCAGCGCATTCAGTGCTGCGTTGTTCTGCGGTACAGATATACCGTCACGAAACCGGGACGCATACACCATCCCCGCCGGACCATAAAACGAAGCCATACACTCAATCGTTTCATGCCGCCAGAGCTGAGAGCCATCATCGGTCTGTCTGGTGAATGCCGGACTGTCATCACCTGACCATCCGATAACCCCAAACGCACACCAGTTCGTTTCAGCCGGTAGCAGTGGCGGTTGCTCTTTCTGCCAGCGCGGACGAACCATCCCGGCAGACAGACCGGAAACGTTACGCATCCACTGGCTTAACAGCCTGTCGAGCGCTTCGTCATAATCCGGATCGCCACTGGTTGGTATCAGCCATCCGCGCTCTGTGCTGGTGTTATTGCTCAACCGAAATTCCCCCATCAAACGGCAGCAACTCACAATGCGCCTGAACGAATCCGGCACCATACGCTGTATACGGGTCGACGAAAGTCACACGATAATCACGGCCCTGATACGTCACGATATCGGCATCACGGCCAGTCTGTCCCTGCGTCAGTCGCTCAGTCGTCACAATCAGAATTGCACCACTGATTACCTGCCCGGCCTGCATACGACGGTTTTCCAGAGAGCGATCAACAGTTACGACTCCGGCAAACTGCTTTTTAACTTCGCTGTCGCTGCCGATCCCGTCCTCATCCACCGTTTGCACACGGCGTGTTACCCACAAATTGAAGTCGCAAAAATCGGGGTCAAAAAGCACATCTGTTACATCAAGAGTCGGCATTTTTATCCCTCACAACATGGGTAATCGCTCTGCGATATTGCCCGGTGTCAATTAATGGTTTCGCCAGTTCGGTTCCCGGGGATTCGCCAGCAGCACGCCGGGCAAGTTCCAGTGTTGCCCCCTTGCGCCCCCGACGAGCCCGGGCTTCAACAGTACTGTCAGCAAGCGGCGTAAAGCCGGTAATGGTCATGTAACGCCTGACGCCATTAACGGCCAGCGTTCCGGCACGGTTGAGTGCGCTTTCTGCTCCCGCAGCATTACCATCAAGTGCAGCCTGCGCCGCGGTTTTGAGCTGCGGCACCGTCAGCTCTTCTGCCGATTTAACGCCGGGGACCAGGTGAGGTCGTGGCGGGATGTTCTGCTCTGGTGAGCCGTATTCGTTGAGGTAACCGATGCCCGCATTACCAAACGGAACATCATCCCGCCCGCTGTCTTCCGAAGGGATGCCGACCAGCACATCTTTTTTGGTTAACGACCTGAGCGCATCCAGAATGGCCTTAGCGTTATCCACCCTCGTTGTTACACCGCTTTTGAAACTCATAGCTGGCGACCGCCTGCACCGAACATCGTGATCAACTGATAAAATTCAGCGCCATATCGGGTGTTATTCCAGAAACCTGCATCAGGATTCAGCGTCGCGCTGGTGTCATAGCTGACGCTTACCTTGTCAACGGACTTTGAGGACTGAACACCATTGGTTGAACCGCCCGGACCACCAGCCAGCATCGCTCTGCTGTCTGCCGCCCAGAGCGTCATGTAGTGCGCAACGAACAACCCGGCAAAGTACGGAAACAACTTTTTGCCGGTGACGTTTTCGGTCAGCAGTTCATCGGCCAGATTCAGACGGAACCCGATTTGGGCGTCGGGATATTTTGCCGGGTCAGCAAACTGCGGGAAGTCGCGTCGAAAATCACTTACCGCTGGCAGACTTTGATTCTTTGACATCTTTAGCCCCATTACCGCCAGCCCGGGCGGCAGTAATTTGCGCCTGCAGGCTGTCGTTCTGCTCCTGCAGTTTGAGCAATGCATCTTTCAGATCGGCAATCAGCTTATCTTTGTCGGCAATCTGCGCTTGCAGGCCGTCGATAATGGGTTGCAGATCATCGGTGTCGCTAATCACGCTTTCGGAAAGCTCAGAGTGCGCCTGGGTGAACCAGTGCGACGCGACTTCTTCCGGTACGTTATGTCGTCCCCGGCCAAACTCCTGTTTTGACTGATCGCCGAGCGTCAGCGTAAACGGGGTGTGAACATGGATGGTAACCAGCTTTTCTTTCGCCATTTCAGTTTCCTTCAGGCCCCTTTCGGGGCCATTCTGGTTATCAGATACCGTCCACATAGGACAGAGTTTCTTTATACACTGGCTCAACCGCACCCAGCTTGCCGTAGTAAGTGACGATCTGATACAGACCGCGATACTGCACCGGCACGCTCTGAAGCGGAACCAGCGGGTAGCGGACGTATTTTTTATCGTTGGTGTACGCAACCATGCGATCCTTTTTCCCCACACCACGGCCTTTCAGCCATTTAACCGCGCGGATATTCAGCGGAACACCGTTCTGGTGATAGCTGATGGTGTTGGTCTGAAGATACGTCAACAGGGACTGGTTACCCGCAGATGAAACGATGATGCTGGACAACAGAGCAAACTGCTCAGGCGGGATCAGCAAATCACGCGGAACCACAGAGTAACCGGAAGCGGCCCACGCATCAGACAGCACCTGGTTAATGCTTGCGCGGATTTCGTCCGGTGTTGAGGTTGCCCACGTTTTGGCAGCGTTGTTGACAGGCACGCCGTCCAGGGTAACAAGGCCTTTCAGGTTTAATGCGGAATCGCCAACATATACCTGTTCATCGTTATCCATCTGCCATTTCAGTTGCATACCGTCATACTTCTGCGTATCAATCGGGCGGCCGACCTGCTGAGCAGCCTGCAATTCTATGACCGTCCAGCCAAGTTCCATCCCCCACAGGTTCAGCGGGTTACCGGATTTGCCGGTATCCACGTTCACACCAGCAATAGCGGTTGAGTCTTTGCCTACCCAGTTTTTGCCATTCGGATTTGCACCAGTACCCGCAGCGGCGAAGCTGGTATTCGTCCAGCTGGAAATGTCATCTGCGATAGAGACATCTTCACGCAACTGAATATCGCGGGTCCAGGTGTACCCCACCAGTGGCAGGTTCAGCGTCTGGTCGAGTCGCTCCAGCTCCCCGATGAGAAAGGCACCAGAGCTGTCAACGGTTGCCTGATCAAAAGTAATCATTCGTCTGTTCCTTAAATCTTCCAGGAAATTTCTGCATTGCCGTCAGCATCACCGGCACCTGTGAATTCAGCGTTGGTCAGCACCACATTTTTGCCACTGACTGACGTGGACATGAATCCACCCAGCGGCACTTTGATGGATTCATCAGTGGAGACGACAACGTATACCGGGTCGCCTTTTTTGATGGTGCTGGCATCAAAATCAGAACCGAGATTAACAGTCACGTAGCCACGCTTCATGGCGTCGCCCGGGAAGTTCTTGCCTGTTCCCACCTGGCGAACCATGTCCGGCTGCGACGTGGTCGGATAAGGGCGCACGTAGATCCCCTTCACCTTGTCTGCGGTATCACCATCTGCCAGCGGCACGAAAAAACCGTCATCATCGTATTTACCAGCCAGGCCATAGGCAGCGAAGGCGTTATCGGATTTAAGGACCACCGGTTCGACGGTTAAGTCCTGCGGGCGAGAGACAGCCCCGGCAATGCCAACAGGCATCCGGTACAGAAATACATTATTCATTTTTTACCCTTTACGGTTTGCCCAGAATTCAGCGTTTTGTTTGTTCAGGGAAGCGATACTGGTCATGCCCATGTTTAGGCGCTGTGCATCGCCGGTGGTGGCGCGGGTGTTTCGCCCTTTGGCAATCTCAGACACGGCATTAAACGCCATGTCGACCGATTGTTTCGGCAATTTGCGGATATCCGCATCACCGACGATCTGGCGAACCAGCGTTTTATCTGCGGAAGCCAGAACCTCGCGTTTGAACTCGGTCGGTTTCATCTTACGGCTCAGATCGATACCCGGAACGATAACTTCGGCACGCCAGGCTGAGTCACCAGTAATCGTGGTTTCCTCTTCATCGTCCTCGCCGTCACCGGTCGGATTATCGTCAGGCTTATTATCGTTATCGCCCGTGGCATTTCCTTCCAGCTTAGCCAGCAGGGCTTTCAGTAATGTTTTGAGGTCATCATCACTGTCGCCGGTTGGACCTCCACCCATCTCTGGTGCTTTGTCCGGTAGTGGTTGCTGCGGGGACAGGTTGATGTTGAGATTAACGCCCTGCGGCAAATCCCCCTCATCTCCTGTAACCGATGCGGGAGCCGACTCCACCAGTTCGTTCATGGTGTCGGCATCTCCTGTCTTGATGGCTGCGCGCATGCGGTTCCACCAGTTTTTCTTTTGATTTGCCATTGTGTCTCTGTCTCCAATTGCACAACGATTTCCGGCTCTGCCTTTGGGGACAAGAGCCACATGGTTTCCGGTAATATCGACCTGCTCGGCTTTACCTGGCTCGGTCTGCTCGTACTCCGCGTCATAGCCGCACGACACTTCACGCAGGCCATCTTCGATAAGCTGAATGGCGTTTTCGTCTTTGACGATAAGGTCAGCCAGCATCAAATCAGACTGCTCACCCGTCCCGCGCCGGACATTCTGGAGGTGCCCGACAGCAAGCTCTTTCCAGTTCTCGGGATTTACCAGCCGCACATTCCCGTTTTCATCTTCAGGATGCAGGATCGTGATGCTCATCCCTTCGAATGAGGCAAGCGTGGCCGGATGGAATACCTGCTCAGGAGAACGTGTGACGACTATTTCACCGAACTTATCGGGTTTCAGTTTTGGCAGGTCATCAGCACCATAGAGCTGCTTACCTGTTCGTCCTATCGGCACGTCTTTGCACAGCAACGAGCCGTCAGCCAGCTGGTAGCGGGTTTCTCCCAGCCGGGTATTGAAAAAATATTTCATGGGTTACCTGCGATTCAGGCGGGATAAGATTGGGAGGTGGGAAAAACGATTTCTTTATAACAGCGACAATTCGGGAGCTCGCCAGCATGACCTGTCATGCCGTCAAGCGTTGGAGGTTTACCCCATTCGACAAATTTACCTTCCATTTCCTGATGAGAATGCCTGACGTCACCATCTTCGGCTGTACGCCAGATATAACCATTCGAACCAATTGACAGCGCACGCGCCTGATCCAGCGCTCCGGTTGCACGTCCAAGTTCAGTACGGGCAATCAGGTCAGCTCTGGACTTTGCTATATCACCCGATGCGGCTATTTCTTTAGCAAAATGTTCCGTTCTCCCACCGGTAACAACAGCTTCTATCGCCCGATTCTGGATGTCGTACACCCTGTCAGCCGCCTCGAGGGGTAGCGATTTGATGTACTTAACCTGTTCAGCAACGATGGATTTCATCACCTGCCCTGGAGGGGCACTGTTTACCAGATTGCGTAGCTCACGGCTGATGGTTTTGCTGTGTTTACGCCACTGCTCATCATTCTTGCGCACAATGTCGGCGGTAAAGTTTTCCGCGACCTTTGTCGCCCAGGGGGTGATGATTTCACTGTAGCGTTCCAGCGCCTCAATAATTTCCGTGATACTGTCATTTGAACCATCGTAGCGACCATTTACGATGTCCCCGACCGCCCGCGCTATCCTGCGTAGACTGGTTCGATACCGGATTTCCGCCTGACGGTTCCTGCGGTTCGTCATCAGGTTCGCCGATGCCGGGCGGCGCTTCGTCTTCGGCATTCTCTATGTCCTCGTCGGTAATGGATGCCCCGATGCCGGTTACGTCAGAATTTTCGCGCAAATCAGTCATAGCGGCTTTCAGTGTCATCAGACCATCACCCAGCGCTGTACTGATTGCGTTGGTGGTATTTAACGCCACCGTTGAACGATCGACATCAGACATTTGCCAGAGCGGGTTAAACTCAAACGTGAAATCATCCGGGAGCGGCTTGCCAAGTTCCGAACGATGCATGATGTCCAGTATCCGCCGCACCGGAAGACGTAAACGCCTCTCCTGCAACGAGCTTACCCGGTCGTAATAGTTGGCAAGGTCTGCATCGCCGGTAGAAAATCCCTTCGGTGACTGTCCGAACAACCGCACCAGTGGGATACCAACAGCGCCACTAATCTGTTCTGCAAACTGTGAAAGGATGTCATCCAGACCACTGAAGCTGTACTGATGGGTTTCAAACTTATCCCGCGAGTCCATGAGAGTCATGCCTTCATTGCTCTGGAACTGTCGAATCAGGTCAATATTCTTCAGCAACGCTTCATACGCAGGACCACCAAGTGCGATAAGCTCGCGTAGTTTCTCCACGCTGTAGGTACGCAAATGCGCTTTGTAGACCAGCTGCGCCGCGCCGACAGTAGCGCTGTCGAACGCGGTAAGACGATCCCAGATACGCTCTACAACCGACATTCCCCATTCGTTCTCGGTCATCTTCTGCTGAAATGGCAGCGTGACGCCATCAAAGCGAATCAGGCGACTGTGATGAATGCGCCAGGCAGGAATTCCCGTTGCTGTGGTCACCACATCGTAAAACTCAGGTTTACCCAGGTCCGGCCCCATATCTTTAATGCGGCGGGTCAGTACCGGGTCGATCATCCAGCGGTCGAGCGGGAGAATCCCCTTAAACTTGCCCTTACCGATGGTTTCGGGTCGCAGCGGGGTCATTGGTGCCTGCCCCTCAATCATGATGAAACCCACCGCGCCGCCGTAGAGGCGCGACCATTTCAGCACGTCATTCAGCGCATCCCAGATTTGCAACTCATCCAGTTGTGATTCGAGAATGCCACGATCTTTTGCATCAATTTCCGAAGTGATGCGAATGCCTTTGCGGGTCATATCATCCGGGATAGCATCGACTGCTTCGCCGATGATCCAGGATGAACGATAGGACCATTCCACCAGCATGCGGTTACGACTGGTGAAATTAGCCCGGTAGGTGGATGCTGAGTGCTGGTTAGGTGTCTGCATCCCTACGCGGGCAATAAAATTCTCATAACCATCAGCTGTAGCCTGCGCAGTTCGCCGCAGGGCTTGTTTGTTTCGTGCCATCAGGCCTGTCTCCCTAGCAGCTCCCAGATGTTCAGGGCTGAATTCATTGGGGCATAGTTGATCATCACCGAGTCGGCAAGGTTTGGCGATCGGGTTCCATCAGGCTGTTTATCAATAACGATTTTTCCCACACCATTAATGGAATAGGTCGGCTGCGAAAGCTCGATGATGAGTTTATCTTTGAGTGCCATGCTACTGCTGATTGAGATGATTTCGTCCGGGTTGTAAGCCATACCTTCAACCACGGCGCGCCAGGTATTCTGAAAAAGTTTACGTAACCGCCACCAGCTCTGGGCTTTGGCGTTAGCGAAGAAGTCCTTGTTCAGACGTGCTGCTTGCCCGTTGTCCCCGCGAACAGCTTCATCATCCGGATCAAATACCGCGCCACTACCTCGAAACGGTGTGGCAAGTATTGACGGTCGACGCGCAGCGTTACGCAGTTCGTTGATAGCGCGTGCATCGCCGCGAACGCCAGCGCCCAGCCCGTCCTCGTCAAAGCGAAACTCTTCGAGGTTGTCCTGTTCGCAAAAGCCGAAAACCTTCTCGACGGACTGATAAATGTCGCTGCCCACACCGGACCATTCCCGCACATTTTCCAGGAGGAAGCCATGACGGGTGGAAAAGGCATTTTTGTCCCTGCCTTCGTCGGCGACATCCATCGCGCCAAGTCGTTTGCCTGTTGGCTGGATACCCAGTTTGATATGCGCATCAACGGCAGCCTGTACCCATTCGGATGGAATCAGAACGCCTTCCGCTGATGCGCTGTAGTTCAGATCAAGTTCCTGTGCCACCACCACCGGATTATCGATTTTCTCGCATTCCCTGCGATACCACTCTTCATCCTTGCGAGGATCATCCCGCCAGTGGAATGTGAATACCGGTATCTTCCCGCCATGACGCTTCTGAGCGAACGGGTTAGCCATGCCGTTAACTGAACTCAGGTCGATACGGCAACGCGTCGTTTGTGACAACGCCGCATCAATCAGCAGAGGACGCTGAAGGAATGCAGCCTCATCAACCAGATAAAGCGTGGTACGGTCACCACGACCAATATTATCGCCAGCCTCGCCTTTGATAACGGCACCAGTTTCAGGAAACTCAACACGCATATATGGCGCGTGCTTCTTCTCACTCCACGAACCGCGAAACTCTACAGGTAGCGTTTCCACGAACTTGCGTGCCTTCCAGAACAATGCTTTCGGGTCACCAGTGCTGTCGACGTATTCCTCTTTACGGGAGCCGAAACCGATAACCATTTCTTTGTTGAAGAGACAAAGCGAGCAGGCCAGTCCGATCGCGGTCCAACTGAGCCCCATTTCACGGGATTTTTCGGTAATACCATTCTCCCGATTGCCCCAGCGTTCCATAATCCAGTGGATCCACTCCTCCTGCTTAGGGAAGAGTAAAAACGGAATGGTCACCGGCAGGCCATAATCAATATTACGCGGGTCCGTTGTCATGCCCCAGTCGATGATGAACTGAGCCGGATTGGTTCGGTAAAACTGCTTCAATACGGGCAATATTTCAGGATTCTGGCGAATGCGCTGTAGGCGTTCCATCCGCCATTCAAAAACCATCTGGTAATCAGGATGTTTAAAATCGAAGGGGAATGGTAACGGCATACTTAGCCCATCATTTTTCTATACGCCTCTGCAGCCTGCTCCGGCGTTAAGTTGGTAATTTCTGTTCTGACGGGTCCTCCATCAGCGCCAGTCACTTCATTTTTGACGTTGTCTTTAAACGCCTGAACAGAAACATGACGCCCAAGCAACTCAAGGTTTTTAACCTTATCAGGCCACTTAATCTTTTTAAGGATCCCGACCATTTCTCTGTCATCTCCTCGCCCCTCAAACATTTCAGCGAGGTTAAATCCACTCAGGTACCGACGCCACGATTCCGGCCACGCAGACAGAGGCTTAATACTTAAATCGTCCTCCAGGATGTCAGCCACATCGAGCCTGTCGATCTCAACCAGTCGCATCAGCACATAATTCGCATCAATGCCCAGTTGATCAATACGCTCCTGCTTTAGCTCGTTAATACGGGCGCGTATCTCAGGTTTACCGTATAGTTCAGCCCCCGTAACATGTGCTCGCCTGGAGACGTAGCCTGCGCGAATAGCTGCTTGTGTAGCATTCAGATCGACAAGAAACTCGCGACAAAACACCTCGTGTTTTGCTTTCAGCTTCTTAGTCATTTTATTTTCCAGTTATCAGGTCATTATCGAAGCCCCTCCTGGAAGAGCTTCTGTAATGCTATTACCGGGACTGTTCTATTTGTCGGACACCAGCCAACTGAACCGCCCCGGTTTTCCTGGAGAGTGTTTTATCTGTGAACTCAGGCTGCCA